GGAAGACAAAGACCCCAGGTGTATTTCTGGGGCATCTGATTGGTGGAATGTAATATTCGGTCCTTGGTTCCTTGGCATTGTCGAGGTCCTGAAGAAGAGTTACAATTACACATCGGATGTTTTCTACGCAACGTCAACAACACCAGCCGAGCTAGGAGAATGGTTCGATCGATCCCATCAAGAGGGCGGTCGGGCCATGTGCGGCGATGATCAACTGAGTATTCTGATTGATCCCGAATTGGGTGTGGTCTATGCTGAAGGCGATGGCAGTCGGCACGATTCACACATGCATGAGGGGTTTTGGCGTATGAAGTGGATCGTCTACACCTGGCTCAGTGGTGGTTTGCAGTATGTCCCTAAGTCCATTTTGGAAGTAGTCCAAGCAGGTCAGGCTTATACCTACGGGGTTTGCAAGATGCTGGCTATCCGATATTGGCACCCGTTCCGTGTTCGTTCGGGTGACTGTGACACGTCCGGTGGCAATACCATTTGCACGGATATGGTCGCCTGGTTCATCAAGAGAGAGTTCCACTCGCAGAGAGGTTTGGGACATACTCTTGGCCAGGTTGCCAAGCACATCGAGAGTGCGTGTTCAACACAGTTGGGATATACATTGAAGCTGAAATTGACACAAGATCCGACAGAAGTGACCCTTTTGAGTGGCATCTTCGTTCCAGTAGAGGGGCGCTCCTTTTGGGCCCCATTACCGGGACGTTTGATGGCTCGATTGGGGTGGACGTTGTTGCCTAAGAGCGCCGTTTCACGACATGTCGAACTTGCTGGGACCATTAACAGTTTCAAGGCATTTAGTTTTGTTCCATTTCTTCGAGTCTATCTGGAAGTCATGGCAAATCTCATTCCAGAGAAGTATCGTCTTTCTAGACCCAAGCATGCTGTCAAGTACGGCATGCGCATGGGTGATGATGATGCATTTCATGGGTCAGGTTTGCTGTGTCCTAAGGATCCGGCCGAGGATACATGGCAATTCTTTACTGCGCGGTATGGCCTCAC